TGGCCCCTTATCTTCTTATTGGGGTACAAATAGAAGCGAACTCGGTTGGAGGTGATATTTAACCTTCTGCCTTAGACAAACAAGTCATTTAAATAACAAAAGGAGAAAACATGGCTATAAATTTAGAAGCAATGCGAGCTAAACTAAACGCAAGCAAAAACGGCGTGAAAGCCAAAAAAGATAATACGAAGTGGCGCCCGAAAGAAGGTGATCAAACCATTCGTATTCTGCCAACGAAAGATGGCGACCCTTTTAAGGAGTTTCACTTTCACTACAACGTAGGAAAGAATCCCGGAATCCTTTGCCCCAAAGCAAACCATGGAGAAGATTGTCCTATTTGCAACTTTGCCTCAACATTATGGAGAGATGGAGTTCAAAATAACGACGATACAGCGAAACGAGAAGCAAAGAAATTGTTTGTTCGTAAGCGATACTTCTCACCTATCTTGGTTCGAGGTGAAGAGGATGAAGGTGTGCGAGTCTGGTCTTATGGCAAGATGGCATATGAAACTCTACTCGGACTTGTATTAGACCCAGACTATGGTGATATTACAGACTCTGAGGCCGGCACCGATATAGTACTGAACTATAACGTCCCCGGTACACCCGGTTCTTTTCCAAAGACCATTCTTAAGCCTCGTAGACGACCATCGGTTTTGTGTGATGATGATGTCGCGGATTGCGAAGCTCTACTAGACTCTGTTCCTGATATCTCAGGTCTGTTTGAACGTAAGACCTCCGATCAAGTTCAAGCTATATTAGATGAATTTCTATCGAATGAGACCTCCTCCGAAGGTCGATCATCTGAAACAGAGAAGTATGGGACTGACGCAGTCAACGATGCTTTCGATAAGTTAATGAGTTAGGAAACCGAAGCCTGCCCTCGGCGTTGTAGGGGGCATTTTTATCATTATAAAGGAGACAAAATGATATTATTTTCAGCACTTATGTTCGCTTGTGGCGACGAAGAAGAAGTAGTAGAACCAGCCGAAGAAGTGGTTGACTCTGCACAAGAAGGAGAAGATTCTTCAGCAGAATCTGAAGAACCTGCGGAATAACGCACTAAAACCTCATAGTTATTAAAAAGAGGTATTTATATGGAAGTTTTAATAGTTTGTGGTTTGTTTTATTTGGGTTTAGTTTATGCTCAATTACTTGAATGGGTGATACATAAACATCTTTTACACAAACTAGGAAAAGATAAAAAGAACAAGTTTTTTGCTTATCATTTCTACGAACACCATAGGTCATCAAGAAACAATCTTTTCTACGATGAACCATCAACAAAAGAAACCCTTTCCCTTGCTTTTTTAGCATTTCTACATATACCAGTTTGGTTTATTTCCGTGCCACTTTTCTGTGGTACTATTGCCGGTGCTCTGAGATACTATTATGTTCATCGAAAGGCACATTTAGAACCTGAATGGTGTAGAAAACATTATCCTTGGCACTATGCTCACCATATGGCAATAACACAGGAAAAAAACTGGGGAGTTACCACGGATTTGTTTGATAGAATATTTGGAACCCGATTGGTGTATGTCGGAACTGAGAAAGAAAAGAAAGATACACAAAGAAGAATCAACAGACTAAGTAAAAGGAGAAACAATGGGAGAACTGATTCAAATGAAAGCAGGAAAGATTAACATCAATGAGATGAAAAAGAAAATTAATAAGTCAATGGGCCTTGAAGCGGCTTTTGACCTAAGAGAGAAGAATCCAACAGAAGTAACTGATTGGATACCGACAGGCTCTCGCTGGCTAGACTCTATTATCTGTAAGGGTAAGATGGCTGGAATACCAATAGGAAAGATCACCGAACTCGCTGGTCAATCCTCTGTCGGTAAGTCTTATATGGCAGTACAGATAGCGGCAAACGCTCAGAAGAAAGATATCTTCGTAGTGTACTTCGACTCAGAGTCTGCCATTGACCCAATGTTCTTAGAAGAGTCAGGAATAGACTTAGATAATAACTGGATGTACGCTCAAGCTATTTCAGTTGAAAAGGTACTAGGAACAATACAAGATTTGTTGGATAACTATCCTGAACAAAGATTCTTGTTTATTTGGGACTCAATAGCAGCAACTGCTTGCGAGAAAGACATTGAAGGAAACTTTAACCCACAAGCGACTATGGCTGTGAAGCCAAGGATACTTGGAAAAGGTTTTAGAAAACTTACACTACCACTAGCGAACCAACAGTGTGCTTTATTACTTGTAAACCAACTCAAAACGAATATTACAACAAATATAGCAGAAGCACTGACTACTCCTTGGTTTGCACCCGGTGGGAAGGCGATTGAGTATATGTCTTCCCTACGAATCTGGCTTACCTCCAGAAAGTCCAAAGCTTCATTCGTTTTTGACGAAAGTGGACGGAGAGTGGGATCAGAAGTTAAGGCAAAGTTGAAGAAGTCGCGTTTTGGAACACAAGATCGAATGTGTGGCTTTCAGATACTTTGGGGTGATGGAATAGGCGTAATGGACGAAGAGTCTTGGCTTGAAGTCATCAAACAGTCATCCTCCTATCGAGTTGGGGGAGGTTGGTGTTACCTTAAAGATCCGAAAGGAAAGGAGCACAAGTTCCGACAAAAAGAATGGAAAAAGAAACTTGAAGACGACAAGTTTAGAGAAATGGTCATCAAAATGATGGACTATGAACTGATCGAACAATTTGATAGTGGAAACTCAAATATCAAATTAGAAGGTGAAGACGAAGAATAACAGCATGTAAGTTCTCCTATGTTGGCCCCCGACAAAGCGTCGGGGGTTTTTCGTTTGTTGAAAATCTACTTATATGATACAACTATGGAGGATTGTTAATGCTGGATATTTTTTGGAATAAGATATGCAAAGATGCAGGAGTAACAACAAAAAAAGAAATACTCGAGATGGAAGGTCAAATAAAAAAACTTGAAAAAGAGATCTCAAACAGAAAGGAACTGATCGAGTTATTTGAAAAAGATCCAACAACTCTAAACAAGAAGCATATCGACAGACACATCATTGGCATCAAAAAAGCAGAAATGAAGATCGCCGAGATACAAAAAGAAATAAAAAACTGCAAAAAAGAATTTGACAAATAACTTAAACGTGTTATATTACATATACATTCGGAGGATATATGGATAACTACAATCTAGGTTATGCTTGTATTAACAAAAGCTTTTCGGAGCTTCCAAAGAAACAACGCATAACAACAAACCGTGGTATGATAAGACGCACCTTTCTTGAGAAGGGTTTGCCTTACGTATCAGAACTGGCTTTGGCTAATTGCCAAGACCTATACAAAATACTACAATGGAACAAGAAGAACGACATAAACTTTTTTCGTATGTCATCTGGTCTGTTTCCTTGGGGTTCGGAGTATGCATTTGAAGATCTACCAGATTACGAAGCAATCGCTGAAACCTTATATGAATGCGGTCTTTTCGCTGCTGAGAACGACATTCGCATCACAACACATCCAGATCATTTCAACAAACTAACATCTCCAAAAGAGTCTGTGATTCTCAATACAATCAAGGACTTGGAACTACATGGTAGAATGTTTGACTTGATGTGCTTGGCAAACTCACCATATGCTAAGATTAACATACATGTCGGTGCAGCGTATGATGACAAACAAATGGCTTTGGACAACTTCTGCAAAAACTTCAAAAGACTATCAGAATCTGTACAAAGTCGCCTGACAGTAGAGAATGACGACAAACCTTCACTATATACTGTGAGGGAGCTCTATGATAATATCTATAAACGCATTAATATTCCTGTGGTGTTTGATTACCATCATCACCTTTTGCACGATGGAGGGCAAGGAGAGCGAGAAGCTTTGGATATGGCTTTGTCTACTTGGCCTGTGGGTATTCGTCCTGTGGTCCACTATTCTGAGTCTCGAGCCGACGAGCACGGAGATCCTAAAATCAAGCCACAAGCTCATTCTGATTCTTATGTTCGGCCCATAAACACATATGGACACGAAATGGATATCATGCTTGAGGCTAAACACAAAGAGCAAGCACTCTTTAAAATGCGTCAACTTATGGAGGAAAAATGAGTTATACTTATCTCTGGGCTTTGTTTGCCCTTGTGTTTATTGTAATGCCCGCTATTGGATCTTGGGCGATCCATCAGGAGTGGAAATGAAAAAACTAGTAATAATTGACGGTCTCAACATGTTTTTGAGATCATATATCATAAACCCAACAATGGACCCTCAAGGTAATATGATAGGAGGAGCCATAGGCTTCTTAAAAAGCCTTCAGAAGACATGCAATGACTTCGACCCAGATGAAATAATAATCGCTTGGGATGGCTCAGGAGGGTCACAAAAAAGAAAGGATATGGACAAGGGCTACAAAGCTGGGAGAAAGCCCGTAAGGTTCAATAGAAGAATGTTCGAACTTTCGGAAACGGAAGAAGAAAACAATAAAGCTTACCAGCACGTTAGACTTATGGAGTATCTTAATGAAATGCCGATTATACAACTTATTATTGACTACGTGGAAGCCGATGATATTATCGCTTATCTTGATGGACACGATAAATATCGAGACTATCACAAGTATATTGTCTCAAGCGATAGAGATTTCTTCCAACTCGTCGGAGACAGAACAAGCCTCTATCGACCAATTCAAAAGAAACTTGTCAACAAAGCTGATCTTCTTTCTGAACATGGTATTCATCCCAATAATTTTGCCCTTGCTAGGGCTATTGCAGGCGACAAGTCAGATAACCTTGACGGGGTGCCTCGTGTTGGGCTTAAAACAGTTAAAAGTCGTTTTCCTTTTATGGCTGACCCACAAGTTCAAACCGTTGAGTCGCTTACAGAATATTGCAGACAAGTGGACAAACAGATTAGCGTTCACACAAAAATTATCGAGTTTGCTGACCTAATCGAAAACAACTATGATATTATGCAGTTGTATGAACCAGTGATCA